AGTTAGAATCTAAGATGGCTGACTTTGAACTAAGTAATGAACTTAAAGAACGTCTTTCTACTATCTCTGACTATGCTCGTCAAGGGATTGATGAACGTTGGTTATCTAAAGCTCAGTATGACTTACTAATTGGCTCCTTCAACCGAGATGAGGATAGAGTAACTGCATTCTCTCAAACCGCAGAAGCTAATAACGTAGACCTTTCTACTCAACTTTATGCTATTCAATTTGCTCTTAAAGCTGCTGAAAAATGTGGAGATCCTAGAATCAACTTTGGTTCTTATATTAATGAAGCTGAATTTTCAGTTAATAGTGAGGAAGAAGAATTAGCAAAGCTTCAAGTAGAAAAGATGATTGAAAATCGTTTGTTGTTCAAAAAATACTAAAAATAAATTATGTTTGCAAGATACGGGTCAACTAACTCAGAAAAAGCTATTATTGCTTTCCCAAGAAATGTCAGAGTTCCTTACCATGTTGCGATGACTGGTAGTCATATTTCCCCCAATAAAGAAGGTAGAAAAGCTCTAGAAGAAGGTCACTTTGTTTCTAAGAAAAATGGAGTTCATCGGTTTCTCCCTCGTTCAAGAGTTACTACTGTTCCTAGTGGAAGTCGATTTAAAGTGAAGAATCCTTATGTCTTTGTTCAAGGGGATGTACTTCAAATTACTCAACCAGTAGCAGTTCTAGCAGTTACTGGGGTAGGAGCAGCAGGTATTACTATCAATGAGACGAGAACGTTTAACTACACTCCTGTAGGGGCAGCTAATCCAACTGAAGCAGCTACTATGATTGCTACATATTTTAACTCTCTACCTGATATTAGTAGTACATTAGAACTTATTTCTATGGGGGCAAATATTTATTTTTATTCCCCAGTAAGTATGAAACCTGTAACTTTTACTCCTAGTGGAAGTCTTGGCATTACTGTAACTACTACTGTTCTTACTACTACTCCTATTGGAACTCTTCAAGCTATTGATTTAGTAACTGAAGAACTTATCTTAGGAGCTGCTGTTGCTGGTACTCTTCCTGTTGGTTCAGTAGTAGGAGTTTCACAAGACGAAGTGTTAGGTATTTTCTCTCACTCAGTAGATTATACTTCTGGTGGGATTACTGGTAATACTATTGGAGTAATTGATGAGGCTAAAGTATATAAACTTCACCTACCTCACTGGGATAACTCTCTTACTTATGAATGTCCTAGACTTCATATTAGAGAAGTGTGGTCTTAATAATAAATAATAAATAATAAAAGATAAATAATAAAAAAATATATGGCATACGTTGCAAGTTTTTTCTCTGAGAGGTTCGTCGCCAAGCAGATTATGGCTATGGTGGATGAAACTGAACATCAACTACTTAAAAGAGGTAAATTGATTGATAAATATTTTCCTACTCAAATGTTTGATGGAAGAGATTTTGTTGGTTTATTAACTAAGAGAGTCGCCCCTGCTGCATCTATTGTCGCTTATGGTGCTGAAATTCCATTGGTAAGCTTTGGTGGAGTTGAACGAATGGCTGCTACGTTATTCAAGCTAGGTACTTCACGTCTATATGATGAAGAAACTCAGTGGAAAATGATGGAAGCACAGAACTTAGCTATCACTAAAGGTATTAAAGTTCAAAAAGTTTATAATCCTGATGGCACTGTTACTCCTGGTTCAAGTTCAGATTTAGCTACCATTCTATTTGGTCAAGTTAATGATCTTTTAAGAGGTATTACTGATAGAATGGATCACTTGAAATGGCAAGTGGCTCAAACTGGTGCAGTAGATATGACTGACCCAATTACAGGTATTCCCCTATCTCTTGATTTTAAGAAGGCTGGAGTTAACTATAATCATTTCCCTGCCCCTCTTACTCTAACTGGTAATACTGTAACTCCTACTTTAAATAGGTGGAGTGACCATGTAAATGCTCAGGCTCTTCAAAATCTCTCTGATGCTTGTGATACTTACTACGATACTAATGGTTATATGCCAGATAAAATGGTAATGAGTCGTAAGTTATGGAAAGATTTCTTAAACCAAAGAAGCACTCGTGATGCAGCTAGGCAGATGTCTACTGTTGAGTTAGGTCTAGTAACTCCTGAGATGGGAAGAGGTTTACTAAAAATGAGAGACTTACCAGACGTAGAAGTATTTGAAGAAAAGTATCAAGAACAATTAGCTGACGGCTCTATTGTAGAAGTTAACTTCTTGAATAATAATCGTTTTGTATTCCTTAAAGAAGATATGGGGATTAGTGCAATCGGCCCTACTCTTGAATCTGTTCCTATTATTGTTGGAGGTGGAGATGTTCCTATTGAGCCTAAGTCAGGTATTTATGTAACTACTTATGAGCAAAATAAACATCCTAAGCAAGACGTATCTATGGCAACTGCAACCTTTCTTCCTATCGTAATGAATCCTAAGCAATTATATTCTCAACAGGTTAAGTAATGAAAAAATATACTTTGCTGAAAAATCTTGTTACTAAAGAAGGTAATATGATTTTTGCTCGTCAAGCTCCTTACATGGAAGGTGAAATTCCTAAAGAGTTTATTAATCCTCTAAACGTAATAGTAGTAGAGGATACACAAGCAGTTATTCATAAGCAAGCTAATACTCCAGATGAAACACATTATTTAACTGAGAATGATGTCACTACTCTTACTCCTAAGTTTTACGATCCTAGTAAAGTAGAGGTTATTGATAAGTTAAACATTAATTCTATGTCTTTAGACCAATTGAAAGTTCTTAAAGGAATTGGGGAGAAGATTGCTACTCAGCTAATTACTAATAGACCTTACACTGATTTAACTGACCTAACTACTAAAGTTAAACCCTCTCCTGGTAAAAACTGGGAAGAATTCAATTTCATGTTCTCTTAAAAATATCTCTAGTACAAAAGATAATACTAGGTATAGTTTTACTAGAGAGCTATGCCTATTTTTTTTATGATAATACAACATAAAGTTACAACTCTCCAAGTAGTTAGAGATAATTATAAAGAAAAACCTCAGATATATCTTAAGGAATCTAAACATTCTATAAGAGATACTATCCCAGTAATAGTAGATATAACTTCATCTACTCCTATCACTATTAATAATATTGGATTGACGTTTAGGATATATCACCAATTAACAGGCTTAATACTTCAACAATATAATACTGATAGTTTTATATTTCCTATAGTAGAAGTCAATAAAATACAGGCTATCTTATACGTTAATGGAAGTGATATTCCTAACTTCTATGCCTCTAAGCTTTTAGAGTTTCCAAATAAAACTCATAAGCTTAACTACGAAATGATTATATCCGCTAATACTACTCGAAATATTTCTAAATTTACTGATAACGGAGAATTCTATGTCTATTAAAGTTAATACATATCGGGAATGGAAAGATAATAGACTATCAGGTTCTATTGTTCCTAGAAAAGATGATTTACCTTTAGGGGTTAGTTTAGAGTCTATAGATAATCCTTCTCTCTTAGGAGTTGGAGTATCTGTTAATTTTATAGTATTTACTAACACTTCTACTACTAATTTCTCTGTAGGGAATTACGGAACTCTCACTGGTTTATCTCCTATTGTTACTGAACCTTCTAAGATTATCTTTAAAGGCTTAGTAGAAAAAGAACAACTACAAACTAGATTAGACCCAAATCTAGATTCCTCAGTATATTTCGTTACTAAGGCTGTATTTCCTGATACTGCTGAAGTTACTATTGATGAGGGCTATTTCACTTCTAAAGTTACTCTTATTTAATTAAAAATATGAGAGATATTACCTTTATGGGTTCTACTAATAATATTGAATTTAATAGAAAACGTGGCTCTAAGGATAAAAAGAAAAGAAAAAGAAAAGTCATTAATAACAGGCCAAGTGCAGATGGTCAAGCTCCTCTTAATGAAATCGGTCAACAAAGAACTGGGTATAAATATTATCGTAAACGTAGAGCTTTAAGGTTTATTGGGCAATTAGCAGTAGCGGGAGGAGTAGTAGGAGCAGCTTTATCTGTTCCATCAGCAGTAGTTCTTCAAAATCCTAAAGCTATGTTAGTAGGAGCAGGACTAGGAGCAGTAGGTATAGGAGGTATCAGCTATTTAGAACACGCTAATAGTAAATATAGTCCTTTCTATAGAAAGAAACTACCCGTCATAATAGAATCTGGTAAATTTAAAGTAAAATAAAATGTCAAGATTAAAAATTATTAATAAAACTCCATTAAAGAGTAGAGCAATTCCATTTATTGAGCTAAACCCTAATTATTTCTATTGGTTAGATATTGGTACTGAAATAGTAGTAGATATCTTAAGAGAAAAAGATAAGCACTTAGAGGTTAAATTACTTACATCTAATCTTAAAAATTTACCAGTAGGAGTTAAAGTCTGGTATATTTACAAAGAACACGTCCAAGTAACTGAAGAACCAGGTAATACTAAGACCAGTAAAAATACTCTTAAGACTGACTATTACTACCAGTTATATAATAAGTATCATCCCTATACTTCTTGTTTCCTTAGTTGTGTAGCAATGCTCTTATCTTTCTATAAGGTTAAAGTAACCCCTGATGAACTATATAACAAATGTTTAGATTTAGGTTACAATAGATTTTCTCATCAAGATATTTCTGCAATATTAAGAAGTTACGGAGTTAAATATACTTCTAAGACTAATGGAACTTTTAAAGAAATAAAAGAGACTCTTAAGACTTCCCCTGTTATTCTTGGGACATACCTTACTGAAGGGACTCATATTGTATTATTAGTAGGATTTGATGATCAAGCTTATGATGGAAGAGGAGCTTTTATAGTTAACGACCCTTATGGAGAATTTACTCATAACGGTTATATTCATACTAATATAGCTGGTAATGAGACTCTTTATAGTTACTCTTTAATTAAACAAGTAGGCGCTCCAGAAGGTGAAGGAAATTACTGGATTCACGTTCCACAATAAAAATATGAAAAATAAAATGAAACGCTCACTATATTTCACCAAGACTTTTTTCTTTTCTCTACTACTCTATTTCTCAGTAGTCTATTCTCCTCTAGTTAATTATATATATGATAAAGAACTAACTAAGGAGGATTTCACTGCATTATTAATAGGTACTTTTAGTTTCTTAGGGGTAAGTCAAGGTCGTATGAGGGTCAACGATGATATTAGAAAGAGTGCAGAATCAGGAGTTGCTACCGGACTCTTAACCTCTAAAGTAATTCCTAGTAAACCTGAAAGGTAATATGAAATGGTTGTATTTAGCTTATTATTAGAAAAATGTGGAGAGGATTACTATTACCGATATATAAGTGACAAGATTACTTACTATATTCCGTCTTATAAAATAGATAAACTTAATCAAGATGTAAAAGATACTGATAGCTTTAAGGAGTATTATTATTCAGTAAATGTTAGAGATTTTTTAAATAATGTATATAAGTTAGGTGAGTATACTCTTAATACTACTGTTACTGATATTCGTAATAAAAAAGATATAGAGTTAACTTTCTTTGGCTATAAATACAATGAATTTATTGTAGTAGTTGGTACTCAAAAAGTAGATGACTTACTACAAGAGACATTATTTAAAGAAGATTATATATTTCTTGTTCGATGGTTTAGTAGTAAAGAAGATACTATAGATGATATTTCAGATAATGTAACTTCCCTACTAGGTTATACAAAAGAGGAGTTATTGTCTAAGCCTTATTTAGAGTTTATTCATCCTGAAGATAAAGAGACTTTCATTAAAGAGTTAACTAAGTATGTGGTAGATAAGACTCCTTCTTTTTATCAAAAATATCGTTTAATAAGTAGCTTAGGAAAACCTATTAGTATTTTAGACCATTCTTGTGTAATTACTAATAGTGAAGGTAGTTCTATAGTTGGTTATTTAAGAGATATTACTTTAGAAATTGAAATGTCTAGTAAGTTAAAAGAATTAACTAACTTGGATGAGGAAGGTTTTAATAGTGGAGCAGTTATAAATATTGAATGGAATAAAGATTATAAGGTTACTCGTTGGAATAAGGAAGCTGCTAATATACTAGGTTGGACTAATGATTCAGTAATAGATAAACATATCTCAGAACTTAAATTATTTAACGATGAAGATGTTACTAAAATTGAAGGTCAAGTTGATAGGTTACTTAATCGAGAAGTTGAGAATATAATCAGTAGCTTTAAAATAACTAAAAAAGACGGCTCAATATTAAGCACTAAATGGTCTAATAGGGTAATAAATAGAAATGGAGATACTAGAGTTCTTTCTACTGTAGTAGACCAAAGCCAAGAAGCTCTTTTAACTATGAGGTTAGATGAGGTACAGGAAAGGTCTGATTTGTTACTTCAAACTTTATTTAATACTAATAATGTTTCTAATGAGGTATTTGGTAAATTAGTGCATAGTCCTCTTACTGCTAACCCTGAAAGTCTAATAAAAGCTGAAATTCTTATTCGTAAATTAGAAGAAGAAATTACTCGACTTAATAACACTGTTTTTTATAATAATGATAATAATTTACTTAATGATGTAGCTTTCCTTAAAAAAGAAGATTACTTATTCAATGAAAAATTAGTTAGACTAGAAGAGCAGAATAAAGAGTTATCTTTTAAATTAGAAAGTTTACTAAATATTAATGTGCTTACTTTTTTAAAGAATTTAAGTAGTAAAAATCTACTAGCAGCTATGATTATTAGTTACATAGTATTTGGGCAATTGATACCTGCTATTTATCCTTCAATTATTAAACCTACTATTACTAATATAAATAAAGAAGTTAGACAATTAACAGGACAAGACTAATATGAAATTAAAACTAGCAGAGTTCAGTAAGACTAATGCTCAGGGGCGAAAAAGGTACAAAAGAAAACTTAAGCTTAAACCTAAAATTACTAATGACCCTTTAGCTACTAAAGATAGTAGAGATAAAGTTAAAACAAGTGTTCAAGTAGTGCGAGAAGGTCGTCAATGGATTAATACAGGATCAAGTATTGCGAGATTACTTAAATAATGTATAAATATATAACAGTAGAAAAGATTCAAAGGAGACTAGGTAGAAGAGCTAACGTATTTACTAACTCACTTATTCCTAGTGATAATGTCTCAGTAATATCTAGTAATTTAGATACGGAACTTATTCATGATTTAATTATTAGAAATGAGGCTTTGATAGATACATATTTCGGGATGCTTTATGTTCTTCCAATTGACTTAAGAGATGTTCCACTAATTGAGCCAATATTAGAGGGATTCGTTATTAATGATTTAATGATGTCTCTCTATGACCAAGGAATGATTGCTTCACTTGGAGGAGATGGTGGATTTGGTTCTACTATTTATCAGAAAGCTAAAGAGTTATTGAAAGGGTATTTTATAGGCTCTGGTATTTATATTCCAGGTATCTTTGCCCCTGAAGATAATGCAATGAAAGAAGCTTACCCATTACTATTACCTTATACTCCTCGATTAACAGAGAGGAGAGATAATATTACTAGGAGCTATACTCTTATTGGTAATTATCAGAAAAATAGAAGTAATATGGAATTTGATTTTACAAATAATAAAAAAGTATTTGGGTTAGAAGATAGATTATGGTAATTCATTTTATTGGTACTATCAATTCTTCTTACGGAAGAGGAAAAGATATGCAGAAAAGAAAAAAACGATCTTTTTGGAAATCTCCAGGCTCTTATGTAGTTGCAGCGATAGGAGGAGGCGTAGCTAGTATAGGTGGAGAAACAGCTAAAGGAAAATTAGTTAGAGGAGCTATTGGTGCTGGGCTAACTGGAGCAACTTTATTAACCGCTAAAAAACTAAATGATGCTAATGAATCTGGCAAACTTAGAGACTGGGGAAGTAAATCAGGATTAAACAAATATAAGAAGAAATAAAATTATGATTCAATTTACATATATGGGTGAGTTTTCTACTGCTAACTTTGGTAAAGATAATAATCAAAAGAAATGGGATGATGATGATTATGTAACTATGGATTTCAAAGGTAAAGGTGGAGTAGGAAAAAAGAGATTAAAAGTAGTACCTAATATAAAGACAGACATGGTGTTAACTGGTGGCTTATTAGGAGGTCTTGGCGCACTAACACAAGCTAATAAAACGTAAACTTGCTGGAGGTCTTATCGGTACTGTAGCAGGTGCAGGTGGAGCCTATTTAGGTAGAAAAAGAATGAGAGATATAGATGGACGTTCTGATAAAGGTAAAAAGAGAATGAAATAATATGGAAACTGAATCTTATAAAAACAATTCAAAGAAAGTAGATAGAATATTTAATTGGCAAACTGACCATCAAGGAACTCTAAGAAATAATACTTGTCACTTAGAGATATACTCTCCTCTATATGATTTTGATATTACTTCTCAACGAATAAAGGAAAAACGAAGATATCTTAATAGTAAAGAATATGAATTAGTTATTTGTAGTGACTTCAATGATCATGTAGCAGGTTCAATATCTACTGAACTCTATCCCTTAGTATCAAAAGTAGTTACTGATAATATCTTATTAATTCCTCATACTATTTGGATTAACAGATACGAGGAACATCATGAAGGTTTATTTACATTTGAATACTCTATCTCTCTCGTAGATATTGATAATAACTATGTAGGAAATCAAAGTTTTACTTATTACTCTATATGGCAAAATGAGTTAGATTATTTAATTACTGGGAATCCTGTAGAGCTTAGACAAGTATGTTCTTCTGGTTGGAATAAGCTATACGAGAGATGGAAAAATAAATGATTCCTAAAGTGAATAATACTAAATATCTAGTCTTATTTAATTTAGTATAAAGATAAAGTATAAAAATAATAATAATATCAATTTTCAATTATGGCAGATAATAAAAGTCCGTTACAAGCTACTAATCTTCTCAGGTTTTTTACTGGGGAATTAGTTACATCTCCTCTAAATAATAATCTATTTATTGGTCTATC